ATGCGCTTGATGCAGGATAAAGGACGCAATCTATTGTGCATTCGGAAAGCAGACGTCACAAATAGAGATAGCACTTTCGCGGAATTACAGAGTGCTATTTTTCGTATGTTCGGAGATCAATACAAAAAATACTGGTATATAAACAGCTCAAATATGTTGCTGGAATGCAAGTCAAACCATAATCAAGTGATTTTTCGTGGCGTAAATGATGATAAACAGCGAGAGAAGCTGAAATCTATTACATTTAAGCGCGGCAAGCTAACGGATGTTTGGATTGAAGAAGCAACGGAGATTACGCAGTCAGACTTTGAAATCATTGATGACCGTTTACGAGGAGAGCTGCCAGCAGGGCAGTTTTATCAAATTCGGTTAACGTTCAATCCGGTGTCAGCGCATCACTGGATTAAGAGAGTGTTCTTTGACCGCACAGATCCAGATGTTCTGACACATCAATCAACATATCAAGGCAATCGCTTTATTGACGAGGCATATCATCGTCGAATGCTCCGGCGCAAAGAAGTAGATCCGGAAGGATACCAGATTTATGGACTTGGCGAATGGGGAGAAGTCGGAGGACTTATTCTCAAAAATTATGTTGTTGAAGATTTTGACCGAGAACCAGAACGCTTTGATTACATGGTTAACGCACAGGACTTTGGTTTCAATCACGCCGATTGCATTGGCGCAGTCGGGTTTAAAGACGGAGAGTTATATTTGTGTCGGGAACTGTACGTTTTTGAGCACGATACAGATGAGATTATTCGGCTTGCGGAAGGAAAATTTAAAAAACATCTGACAATGTATTGCGACAGTGCAGAGCCGGACCGCATCAAAATGTGGAAGAAAGCTGGCTATCGTGCTGTACCGGTAAAAAAAGAACCGGGTAGTGTACATGCACAGATTGATTATCTTAAACAGCACAAAATCCATATCCACCCCAGCTGCGTGAACACCATCAAAGAGATCCAACAATGGAAGTGGCAGCGAAACGAAAAGACGGGAGAATATCTTGACGAACCAGTACCGTTTTTTGATGATGCTATGGCGATGCTGAGATATTCTATCGAGCGTGAACGGCACGGCAAAGCAAAGTTAAAAACATTTGAAGGAGGGATTTAATGAACAGTGCAAGGCGTCCGTATCTGTTACCAGAGCCGCTTCTGTGTAGCGCAGACAAGATGACAAACGGTGTCACAATGACATTGACCGAAGAATACATTCGCAAACACGAGCAGCGTATGCCTCGTTATATTTATCTTGAAAACCTATACAAAGGATTTCACGACGTGTACAATCAGCCAGAAAAACCACAGTGGAAACCAGACAACCGATTGGCAGTAAATTTCCCGCGTTATGTAACGGATACATTCCTGGGGTTTTCGTATGGTATCCCGATTAAGAAGTCACATCCAGACGAAGCAGTAAATGAAGCCATTAAAATCTTTGAGCGGGATAATGAAATTACGGATCACGAATATGAGCTAGCCAAGAAGTGCTGTATTTACGGCCACGCTTGGGAATACCTGTATCAAGATGAAGAAGCAAGAACTAAAATGGTTGCTTGCACGCCGAAAGAAGTATTTACGGTTTATGATGACACGGTACAGAATAGAGCGCTATTTTCCGTGAGATATGGCGCACATGAAAACGGCGTGACAAAATACGGAGAAGTGATGACACGCGACGAAATCATTCTGTTTGATGATGGAAAGATAAAAGAACGGCGTTTGAATCCGTATGGCAGAATTCCGGTTGTAGAGTGGCAGTTAAACACAGAACGCATTGGGCTGTACGAAGAAGTGGCAGGATTGGTAGAAGCGTTCAACCACACGATAGGAGAAAAAGCGAATGATGTGGATGCTTTTGCCGAAGCATATCTTGCAGTTTTAGGGGCCGAACTTGACGAGGACGGGATCTATAAAATTCGCGACAATCGCATCATAAATTTGTATGGCACGGATGATGCAAAAGATATTTTAGTGCAGTTCTTGCAAAAGCCGACGGCAGACGGGACGCAGGAAAATCTGTTAGATAGACTGGAACAATTGATTTATAGAACTTCTATGGTATCTGATATTTCGGATGAGACGTTCGGAAGCGCGACTTCCGGCACAGCACTGGCGTTCAAGCTGCTGCCAATGTCTAATTTAGCGGCAGGATTTGACCGCAAGGTGGAAAAGTCGCTGCGAAAACGATACAAGCTGTTCTGTTCACTATCTACAAATGTGTCCGATCGGGATGCATGGCGGGATATTAAGATTCAAACATCGCGCAATTTGCCGAAGAATGTACAAGAAGAAGCACAGACTGCCGCGCAACTGGAAGGCATTGTATCAAAAGAGACGCAGTTATCTGTACTGTCTATCGTTTCGGACCCAAGGGACGAAATAGACCGCATGGAACAAGAACAGAACCAGAGCGAGGAATCAGTTGTGGATCGGCGCATGTTTGGAGGTGTGACCGGCAGCAATGACCAGTCAAGAGTATTGGAGACAGAGAGAGGCAGCACAACGGAAGAAAAATCTAACAAGTGAAGTAGAATATCAAAAAGAAATTCGGCGCATTTACACGGAAATGTTGGATAGCATTCAACGGGAAATAGATTCTTTTTACGCAAAATACGCCGAAAAAGAAGGCATCACTCTGGCACAAGCAAAGCGGCGCGTATCCAGACTGGATATTGAAGAGTATCAGAGGAAAGCGGCTAAGTATGTGAAAGACAGGGACTTCAGCGACCAGGCAAATGCAGAAATGCGATTGTACAATCTGACGATGAAGATAAACCGGTTGGAAATGCTAAAAGCAAATATCGGAATGGAGCTGGTTGAGAATTTCGATGAGTTGCAGAAGTTTTTCGACGAAAAATTAACTGATCGAACGCTTGAAGAGTTTGAACGATTAGCGGGGATTTTTGGCGATACTGTGCAAAACAACGCTAAGCGAGCTGCAACGATTGTAAATGCATCCTTCCGCAACGCAACATTTTCAGACAGAATCTGGATGTATCAAGATATATTGAAATCTGAACTATCAAAGCTGTTAGAACAAGGAATGATTCAAGGCAAGGGGTCTCGTGAGCTTGCTCGCAGCTTACGCAAGGTATTTGACGTATCTCGTTCAGACGCAGAGCGATTGATGTCCACGGAGCTTCGGCGTGTACAGACCGAGGCGGCAAAACAGTCGTATGAAGCGAATGAAAACGATGAATATGAGTTTATGACTGCAAATGCACAGGGGCCTTGTGGTATCTGTAAGAAGCTGAACGGAAAAATATTTAAGGTCAAAGACATGTTGCCAGGCAAGAACGCACCGCCAATGCATCCACGCTGCCATTGTTGCACAGCGCCGCATTGGGATGATGCTAAGTTCCAAGCGTACTTGAGAAGGGGTGGTACGAATTGATTATAGTGACGGTAAGTGATAAGCGGATTGCAGCAGCTGGACATGCAAGGTACGCGCAACCAGGGCAAGATATTGTTTGTGCAGCTGTATCGGCGCTGACGCTGAGCTTTGTGCACGCCTTGCACGATCTGACGCCTGGGCTGGCACGCAGCACGGAAGATGCCGGTAATGTAGAAATCAATATTATGCATCCGACAAGCGAAACAGATTTACTTGTTGCTGCATATACACTTGGCATCAGAGACATCGCGGAATCATTTCCTGCACACGTTAAATTGGTCGAAGCCCTGACGACGGTAAAACAGGGGAATGCACGGTCCAGCGAATGACCGAAAACTTTTGGGAGGAACAATTGTGAAACACAAGAATTACGGTTGGCATTTAAATCTGCAGTTATTTGCCGAAGACCCGGATACGGCAAATGGTAGTGCTGCTGATCCAGATGCGAATCCGGAATCACGGGGAGAAGAGCAACCGGATCCGGAGAAGAGGTATTCGGACAAGGATGTTGATGCAATTGTCAGCAAGAAGTTTGCAAAGTGGAAAGCTGAACAGGAAGCAGCTGTGAAGACCGCAAAAGCAGAAGCAGAAAAGCTGGCAAAAATGAATGCAGAACAGAAGCAGAAGTATGAGTTGGAAAAGCTGCAGAAGGAAAATGATGAACTGAAAGCTGCTGCCGCAAAGGTTGAACTCGGTCGTACTGCAACGGGCATCCTGAGAGAACACAAGATTGATGCGACACAGGATATTCTGGATTTTGTAGTTGGCACAGATGCCGAAGATACAAAAGGAAGAATTGATCGGTTTGTGTCGATTATCAACGCACAGATCAAGGCGGCAGAAGTTTCAAAAGCGACCGGAAGCACGCCGAGATCGTATCAAAACAACGGCAATGTCATGTCCGAAATTGACAAGCGCATTGCGAAATATAAGTAAAGGAGCAAAACATGAAAAACATGAATCTTCAGCTGTTTACAGCTGGCGAAAACAATGATCTTCCAGCGCGCAATTATCAGCTCGAATTTAAGAATCTGCTGCAGGCAGTATTCGCAAAGGAAAGTTACTTTGCAGACTTCTTCGGCGGTGGCATTGAAGCATTGGATAGTGTACAGGAGAATGAAACTGCCTTTTACGTAAAGACCAGCGACATTCCGGTTGTTATCGGTGAAGCTTACGACAAGACTGCGACGAAGGCGTTTGGAACAGGTACCGGTAGTTCGTCTCGATTTGGTCAGCGAACAGAGATTATTTACAGCAACACACCGGCAAAGTATACCTGGGGATGGACATTCCACGAGGGTATTGAT